TCCGTAAAGGTAGTGACATTATGCCATCACTTATATTTAAACGTCTAGTTAATACATTAATTTCGGTTTCCAATGCTTAGAGCGTATCACCCTAGCACCATCTCTTTTATCGCCCCTGTAGAATACTTTACCTTCTTTTTCTAATTCTTTAGGCCTAGACGATATGCTACCGCCTGTTAATTCTGGGCATTTACGTTGCATTTCCTTCGCTGTAATTCCTACTTCACCTGCCTCCTGTATCATTGTTAATACTTTCTGACGCAAGTTTTCAACTGGTGCTATTATTGCTGCTTGTCGGCTTGTTTCTGGGTCTGTCGTTCTAAATATTTTATTAAATGCTTCTGTTTTGTAATAGCTCATAATTTTCCCCATTTTAGTTTATTGAATAGTTAAATTTGCTAACTCATCTAATTTTTTATTATTTTTTTGTATTTCTTCTAGTGTTAAATGAAATGTCCTAATCAATTCTTCAGCACCCAACATAATTATATGGTTTTTGTATTTTGGGTTATGTTTGCGCCACTTGCTTACTAAGCACACTAACAGCGGTGTGTGTGGCATGTAGCCATGATTTTCTGCACTAAAGAATTTGTCATATTTGCCATTTTTAAATTTATCTTTAGCTTCTGGCGATTTTTTACCTAATATGACTTCATTGATAACAACTGAAAAAACTACTATAGGATGTATATTTTTTATTTTTCCATCCTTAAACAAACTATGTGTAACTGTTTCAAATAGCTGATAAATTTCTGGGTTTTCATTATCAAACTTATGCCATTTCGCTAGCCATTTGTCTGAATCTCCAAACGTATCCTCTATTATTTTTCTGTCTTTACTATCCATCATCGTTCTCCTATGCAATCTGGTTTTAGATTTTTGTAATCAGGCCAGTAACCATTGCAATAATTATCTATGTATATTGCTTCTGCCTGTAATTCGTCATTTAAATCCATATTACTGGCTAGTGCGAAACCAACCAGTAATAGTAATAAAGTTATTATTTTCATTTAAATTACCAAACCTCGTTTTCGTTAGCTTTAAATCCATATTCAATAGCTTGCTCTGCGAGTATTTTGCCAATGTCTGTATATATTAAAAATTTTTGTGTATCGTCTGCGGCGTTTTGAAGTGCTTTGATTTTTTCTAAAATGTAATTTTCTATATCATCTATCGAGGTAATTTCTTCATTTACTCCTTCTAACCCAATAGCTTCCCATGTTCTTCCTTGTTCACCGCTTAACCAATTAACAGCTAATTCTACTTTCATATCTATTTTTTCTTCTTCGATTCTTGCTTGCTCTTCAGGGCTGAGATATGTCTCTGAATCGTGCTTTTTTTCTAGCTCGCTAGCTATACAAGGCATTTCACCATCATTTTTACCTAAAAACATAATTTTCTCCTATTTGTAAATTAGTATTAATATTATCTCTTTTTTTTACTTTTTAGTAAAATTTTATTTTACAACCTTAGGCTACTTTAAGCCTAGAAACTATTGTTTGCTTGACGCCTTCATATTCATCTAACTTTTTAATAGTAGCTGAAAAAGTTATTTTGTCGTTTTTTTGTAGCTTGTCTGAACCGCTAAACCATGTAACTACATCACCTTCTTGAGTGATAATTTTATAAAGATATACATCTCCCCATTGTGTAGCGTTTACCCATTTAGCAGTAACAACTTCACCCTCTACGTTTTTAATCCTCTCTTTTTCCTCTCCCATCCATTTACTATTCATTTGTGCTTCTTTGTACTTAGTTCTCTCTAACTCTCGTGCTAAATGACCTCTATAAGTCGCTATAGCTGAAAGCACTATGCCAAAACGCTTCCTAGAAACGATTGAATTTTCAAATAATTGCTTTAGGTTCCAAAAATAATTGTTGTCCTCTGTACTATTTAAGATGAAAGATTTTATTAACTCTGCTTCAGACTTATATTTTTCCCAATTTTCAGAAGCATTTTCTCTTACGACTTCCCCATAATCTACGTTTTGGTTACTGTCACCTAGGTGATAAGCGTACTCTACATATAAATATGTAGGTTCTATAGAGGGTAGATGACCTTCACCGTGCCTTGCTAGCTCTATCATTTCGTTGTATTTGCTTTTGCTCATCCAACCATATTCTGAAATAGCTGCCATCCCCATAATTAACAATTCATCTATATACCAATCTAAATTTGAACGAATATTTCCAGATTCAAGCTCATCGAAAAATTCAGGAATTGACTTAAAAAATTCAAATTTTTTGATTATTTCTTGTGGGTTATCTATGCCTAAATGGTCTCGCAAACAACTGCGGCCAACTTGAATTTGATTTTTGTTATTATCTTCAACAATGTACAAATTATTTCGGTTTCTTGTTTTATTGCAATGTTCGCAAACTTTTTTACTGTTTCTAAATCTAATGTCTACTTTTCGGTCTGGTATTGCATCTATAACTCTTTGCGCATCATTTCCAATACCGTCAAAGGAAATAACTCCAACTAACTCATAATCTCCGACTCTAGGCGCTTCGCCAGTAACTGTAACTATATAAGCATCTATAGTTACTGATTCACGTATGCCAATATCTTCACCGCTTCTCATAACTTGTCTTTCTAGCTGAAATTTTTCACTTACAGTGTAGGTTATTGGCTGGTTACCATATTTGTTGGCTTTTTTAATCAATTTCTTTAATTGTGTTTCTGCTTCTTCAAGCCTTGCACTTAAAACAAGAAATTCATTGTCTTTTAAATTGTTTTCGTTAATGTTCATAATTTTTCCTATTGATGCACATCCTTGTGCGTTAATTTAAAGTTAGAATGAATAATCGTGATGTCTACAGGGTTTGTCTGATGGGTAGAAACCGCATTTATATGCTTTAAATACTCCGTTTTTGTTTTTTCTTATTCTTATTATTTCGTTTTCTTTATTACTTGTAATTTTCCATTTCTGTGCACCGTATGATGTATGTGCCGGTGTTATTTCTTTTGAGTCCATTTTTCTTATTTCTAATGTTATATCACTTACTTTTTTAACTAACTCCCAAGGATAACAGTCTGAACCGACTCCTTGTATCCAGTATTTTTTAATTTCGTTTTCGTTAATGTTCATATTTTTCCTCCTAGTTGACACCAATTATGAGAGAGCTACCCTAAAAAGTAAAATATTTTTTTACATATATTCAAAGATTTAGCTGTTTTCTTAATTCCTCCAATTTTTGCTTTAATTTGCTTTTTTCCATCACTTTAGGGTTATGCTCTAATTTCGGGTATTTGCGCGGTTTAAACGCCTCACAATACTCTATTAATTTACCTAGGGTCATATAGCCGTCATGCTTTTCTATTGCTCTAACGGCTTTAAAGAAGGTCTCAGAGGTATATTTGGATGCTATTCCGTTGTACCAAGTCTTAAACTCAATACTTTTTCTGTCATTTTGCATTAATTCCCAGTGAATAATGCCGTAGCTCTGCAAAATTCTTATTCCTTTAGCAAAATCACCCTCATTGAAGTTGTATGAGGGCTTCGTCTCGTTTTTCTTGTTTTGTACGTTGATTGAAATTTCGCTGATTTTTTTCATTTATTTTTTCCTCTTTCCATTTCTGTTGTCGATTGACCCAATTCGTAGCGCAAGATTTCCAATTTTTCATAGTAACTTTGCCGACCACCCAACCTTTAGATTCATAATAATTAACAAATTCTTGTGCCGATTCTTCTGCATTTTCTGTTTTTTGTTCTATATATTTTGCTACTTCATCAACAGAGGGCTTTATAAATTGGTTATTGGTTATTGGCTTTTGGTTATTGGTTAGTAATGCGTTCGCATTGCTTTTGTTGTCCCACCGTTTTTCTGCTGCTTTTTTTGCCTTCTGGGATTTTTCTTTATAGTGCGCTATTTCCTTATCACACCTTGTATGATGGTATTGACCCTTTTCTTGATAAAAATATTTATGTAATAGATAACAAAGGGCTTCCGATTCTGCGTCTTCTTTTATTGAAAATATTTTTTCTAACTCACTTATTTCCAGACACAGCGGTTTTTCTTCTCGGTAATAATGCAATAACATCTGCATATAGATATCTCTTTCTATTCTGTTTAAATAAGCGGTTTCTACCGTCCAATCCCCAATATGCAAATTAAAATAATTCATAATTTCTCCATTTTATATTCATACGGCAATTCTGATTCATTAATTCATAAAAGTAAAATTAAATTTTACATTTACAGGAATATAAAGTACAATAGTTTTTTACACACAAAAAATAGGAAAAAATTATGGGAAAAGTAATTATAGATATGCCAAACAAACCAAAAGTAGAGATGGACATAAAAGATGCCGACAAAGGAAGTATAGCCGAAGCTATGGCAGGCGTTAAAAAAGCTACCGATAAATTATTAGATGATGACCCACAGCTAAAGGCAAAAGTTAATGCCGACCATAATAGGGAAATAAATAGATTAGCTGATAAATTTATAAACGTGTTTCAAAGCGACCCTACTAAATTTTTAGAAGCACGACAAGAAATGCTAGATACGGAAGATGATTGGGAATATTACGAAAAACGTGTACTAGCGCAATTATTAGAGAGAATAAAAATGGATGCCAAGATACTACGCCAAAGAGCATTAAAATTTGAAAAATTAAGAATAGTTATCGAGAAGCATAATGACTAATTACGAATTTCTAAAATTAAAAAATGAGGCTTTAGCCACGAAAATTAATGAACACAAAGAAAGCATCAATATTGAGGATATTGGGCGCACAGTAAGTGAAAAGCTAGAAACAATTAGAGGTATGCAGCTGAAACTAGAAGTAGCTGCACAAACTGAATTAGTTACTTTATACAGTAAGTGTATAGCTAAATTCGGTTATACCTACAAAGGTTGTAAAAAAGCCAATGCAATATGTGCCTCTGCACATCCGACTTTATGGGATATACACAAAGAAGAAATTTGGCAAAAAATTGATGAAAACTACAACAACGAGCTATTTAGGAGAAATTATGAATGACATCGAAAAAGAAGTAAGTGAATTAACTCGCAGGAAAATATTAGACCTGTCTGAGTTGTGCAAACCCTTAAATATTAATGACATAGAATTCAGGGTAGGCCATAAAAATAGTATAGGACAATTAATTTTGGCGTATAAAACTGCACGAATTGACATGGCTAGGTTAGACCGTGTCGTAGGTCCAGAAAATTGGCAAAGATGCCATACTAAAATTGATGGTACTAATTTTTGCAAAGTAGGCATAAAAATTGGTAACGAGTGGGTATGGAAAGAAGATGCAGGTGAAGAATCTACACAACATTCTGAAAAGGGTGCTGCTAGTGATTCATTTAAACGAGCCTGCACTAATTGGGGTATTGGCAGGGAATTGTATAGTTTGGGGAAAATAGTGGTTAGAACAACAGAAAAAATATACCCACAATCTTGGAAGTGGGAAGCTGAAACAAACGATGAGGGCTATATAACTGAGTTACAGGCATTTTATAAAAATCAAAAAATGCCATTGGAGTTTTGGCAATGATATATGACCAAATTGTCCAAGGGACAGAGGAGTGGTTTGAAATTAAACTAGGTGTACCAAGTGCAGGTACTTTTAACACATTATTAACGACTCAAGGCAAAAGGAGCGCACAAGTTAAATCAACCATAAAAAAACTGGCTGACGAGCTTATTCGTTACGAACACTTTGAAAGTTATACCAATGAAGATATGGAGGATGGCAGGTTACGAGAAGCAGAAGGGCGTACACGTTACGCAGAAGGGCTAGATATGACTACTATTTATCACCCTGATTTAGACCATAAAAAAGGTGTAGTTAAAGAGGTGGGATTTGTAACCAAAGAATTTGAACAGCTAGAACATATAGCACCGTTCAATAAAATTGGCTGCAGCCCTGACGGTTTAGTATTTAAAAATAACAAACTGGTAGGAGGTGTAGAAATAAAAAGCCCTAGACCTTACACGCATTTAGGCTATTTAGAGGACAAAAAAATACCGTCAAACTATTTGCTACAAGTTGTAGGTAATATGTACGTATGCGGTTGCGAATATTGGGATTTTTTCAGCCATCATAAAGATTATGAAAAATCATTTTGCCTACGAGCACACAGGGATGAAACGAGCATACAAGAATTATTTAGCGAGTTAGAGCAAGTATGTATAGATACATTACTCGGTATACATAACTTATTTAACCAGTATAGTAATTCTGATAAAGAAAAAATAATTGAACGTAAACAACTAATATATAAGCAAAAAGGGGAATAAAAATGGCTAGTAGAGGTGTCAATAAAGCAATAATAGTAGGTAATGTAGGTAGTGACCCTGACATAAGGACAATGCCTAATGGCAATCAGGTAGTGAATTTATCTATAGCAACAAGTGATGAATGGAAAGATAAAAACACAGGAGAAAAAAAAGAAAAGACAGAATGGCATAGATGCGTATTTTTTAACAAAATAGCAGATATTGCAGCTCAATACGTTAATAAAGGCTCTAAGCTATATATAGAGGGTCGTTTACAAACTCGCAGCTATGAGCAAAATGGTGTAAAAAAATATTCTACTGAAATAGTAGTAAATGATATGCAAATGCTAGACAGCAAAAATACCAATAGCAATAATGAAGTCAAAGAAGCAAGTAAAAACGATATGGCTAAATTTGATTCATTTGATGATGACATACCATTTAATTAGACCGAAGGTCAATCATAGACCTTTCCTAGCACTTTGGCGGTTAGTGTGGTCGAAAACCGCCACCATTAAAAAAGCCCCTGCAAGCAGAGGCTCTAAAAGGAGGAATCAAAATGACCTGTATTAACAAGCATAATCAATATAATGGAGGATGAAATGAATAGCAACATAAATATAGGTCATTCTATAGAAAATGCACAAACTATTACTGGCATGAAGTCTGTTGAGGTTGCAAAACAACTAGGCGTGTCTAAACAATTATTTAGATATTACCGTAAATCAGAGGATATCTCTGTATCTCACGCCATTAAATTAACCAATATTTTTAACCTATCTATGCAGGAATTTATTAAATTAGGTGAAAAAGACCCTGTGACATTTAAAAACGATTTAATAGCAGAAATAGATGAAGAACTACAAACAAGTAGTGAATTTACCTATAGCAACAATAGATGAAGAATTACAAAACTAGAACCACGACACAAAATTCAGCCATTCATAAATATTTTGAATTGCTAGCGGAGGCCTTTAATGATGCTGGCTACACACAAAAGCATGAAATATTCAGCAAAGTAGATTTAAATTGGACTGCACATAGTATTAAGGAGGGTCTATTTAAACCTATACTTGAGGTAAAAACTGGCAAAAAATCGACTGCTGATGCTACTACTGTAGAAATTAGTGAAATTCATAAAATATTAAACCTGTGGTGTATGCAAAACACAGGTATTGATGTACCTTTCCCAGACAGATATGGATGCCAAGAAACTACGCCCAAAAGCATTAAAACTAGCGCAATTACTAGCGAGACTAAAAGCAGCTGACGATAACGGTTATTGCGTATGTGTTTCATGTGGAACAATTAAGCATTATAAATTAATCGCTGGCGGTCACTTTATCCCTAAAGGTGCTAGTAGTTATCATGCTTTGCGTTATGAATCTTGTAATGACTACGGTTGCAATATTCATGCCCAATGCCATGGTTGTAATAATTTCGGCATGAAGCATGGCACAGCGTCACAAAAATACACTATATTTATGCAAAATACATACGGTCACGAAAAAGTTGAAAGAATGTTAGCCCACCAGAAAAAACCGATTAAAATGTATAAGGCTGATTATTTGGAAATGATAGCGGATTTAAATGCGAAAATTAAAAAGGAACAAAAACGTATTACCTAACGACACGGTCTAATACGCGCCTTTTGTGTTTCATTGGAAGATTTTATGAGATAGCAATTAGGAGTTTCATCTAAAATTATAGCTTTTTTTCTATTTTCTAAATGTGCTTTTTTTATGTCTTTTTTAGATTGTCCATAATATTCAACAGCATAATGATTTTTTATTAATTCTTTACACAGCCATTTATTACCTACTTTAATATCTGCTAACCATCTGCCGTATTTACCTTTTTCGTGTGTTTGTAAAATAACCTCACTACCTACCGGACAAAACGATTTGTTGAATTCTTTTGCGGATAAACCGAATTTTTTTTCCTCCACATCTCTAGTGCGAGATTCCTCAGTATCAATTCCGTAAAGGCGTATACGCATATAACCGTTATCAGTACCCCTAAAAACGATACCAAAACCAAGATTAATGTCGGTAACATCTATAGTGTCTCCATCAATTATTTTAGCTACAGAAGCCGTAAAAATGTACGGTTTAGACATATTCACCTGTACGAATAATGTCTGTAAGCTCTAAAGAACGATTGCCGACCTGCCTCGCCCATCTGCTATCTAAAAACTCAGTTGCTGCGAGTTTATAATCTGCTGCCTCCATAGCTGCGTTGGCCTTTTTAAATAAACGATATTTTGTAGCCCCAAGATTGAAAAAGATATTTATTATCGCCTCTTGCCTTATTTCATCTAGGTTTCCAAACCAAGAATACTCAGCACTTAACTCTTTAAT